GGTCCGGCGGCCTGAATCGCTGTTGCTACACGAGGAGAAACAACGACAAAGTTACCTGCTCCACGTCTAGTGCTGATTGCGATATTGTTAGCTTGTGCAACAATAGCGTTAACAACATTAGAAAATTTTTCCTGACTCCAACGACCATCGCTTGCAGAAACATCTACAGGAGAAGCGGAAGCACCACCAATGGAAGTGTCAACAGCAACAGTTTTAATGTTCTGTAAAAGTTCACGGTCAAGTTCTGCCAAGATTTCATACTGTAGAACGTTTACCATTTCCCTGTCGATATCTAGGTTGTGCATTGCCTTGATATCTTGGGCGGCCTCTAGTGAGTAACTAGCACCAAGTTTTCTTGTCTTTGCTTCAATCGCAACTCTTTCAAGAGCAAGTTTCAACTGAGGAAAGTTGTTGTCACCCGGTTGCATCTGCCATCCTTCAGCAACATTCATGGAAACACCAGTACCAGTATCAGCAGTACCAGAAGCACCTGAGATAGAACCAGTGAAACCAGAAAATTTATCTACTTCATCGAATGATGCTTCAGCATTGCTACCGTAACCGTTATAGAGGAAACGAAGTGCGAAAGCTACACCAACAGGACCATTCATTGCCTGAACACCAACAACTTTATTGGCGAAAAGTTCAGGGAAGGTACGGCGAACAAGCGCAAGTGCGATTGGCTTGAACTGACCAGTGGCTTCACTGTCAGGAGAAGTAATGTTAAAGTTATTTGCTTCGAGAATTAAATCACGAACTTTTGAAGAACTCTGGTTTTCCAAAAGAACTGCCATGTTCTCTTTTAAATATTCATCTTCAATTGCACCAATACCCATTTTACCATTTGCCTTTTCCCATTTCTTAATTAAATCTGTTCTTATAGACATTATAAAATCCTCCAATATTATCCTTTATAATCAACTTTTAATTTTCACTAAACTGTTATCTCATCTTTAATTGTATTTATACTTTTACTCTAAAAAAACTTATTATTTTTTAAACTAAACTTCCGGCCGCATTAACAATTGTATCTTCAAGAGTCAATCCCGGTTTTGGTTTTATAGTTTCTTCAATTGTTGCTTCTTCGGTTTCTATTTCTTCAGACACAACTTCTTTCACAATTTTTTTAACAGGTGTTTTATCTTCCTGTTCTACAACAAGGTCAATAACACTGTTAATAGTTTTCTTAACATCTGCGTATGACTTACCTTCGAGCATATTCAGAACTTTACTCTTATGAGTTTTGGAAAGACCTTCAACTCGTTCAAGATAAAGTATAACTGATTTCTGTTTGTCGTTTTCAGTTTGTAGTTCCATCTTATCAGCGATGTTGTTTGAAACTTCATCTTCAAGTTTAACAATTTCTTCTTTCGCTTCTTTGAGAATACCATAACCTTCTGTGTCAAGTGCCACATATTTTTCTTCAAAAATCTTAACAATATCTTCCACGATGGGACGATACGTTTCGTTAATGGCAACTTTCTTAATAATATCATCAGAGATATTATTTGTAATTTCTGTTTCAAGAAACAAGTCAAGTTTTTCAACAATGTTGTTTTCAAACTTTTCTAATTTTTCGTCATATTCTTTGATAAGATTTTCTTTTTCAACAGCCAAACGTTCAGAAACTTCTTTAATGCAAAATTCTTCTGCCTTTTCTTCGAGTTCGGTTGTTTTTGTTTCTACTAGTATTGCTACTTTCTCATCAATCATATCTTTAACAGCAGACTCAAACTTAGTCAAGTCCTCTTCGGTCATTACACCTTTTAATTTTGAAAGTATGTTATTCATAATTTAAATCTCCTCCGTATTGGAATTATTGCTTTGTATCAGTATTTATAATTTATTCTCTTAAAACTTATATTTAATATTAATTTTAGTTATATATTACTTCTAATATCATTCAGGAACCCCATCATAGCTTCATAAGCAACCTTGGAACCGCCATTATTAATTTTCTTTTCCATGTTCTCAATTGCTCTTTCAACTTCAACAAACATATCACCCTCTAAAATCCACTCTTTGCCCTCACTAATAGCTTCAACAAATGCTTTGGGTGCAGATGGGTCAGAAACAATATCAATTGTAATTAAATTAAAATCATCATTGACATAACCAGAATCTTCATCAATTGTACCAACACCACGAGTTGATACTCCGAGCATAATACCTGCTTCCACAAGTGTCTTGGCAATCTTTCCCATTGGGGTATCAAGAAGTTTTGCACTTCCTAATCCAATATTTCCTTCCATGACAAGTTTATCAATCTTATGAGATATTCTATCAAGATTAATCTGTGGTGTAGGAGGATGGTCTAGTTCGCCAATGGCACGACCTTGTTCAATTTTTTCTTTATTAAATTTATTAACTTCACGATTGCAAAGTTTCGTTTTATATTTACGATTATTTTTATTAGGAGTCTCGGCTTGAATGAACGGACCTTCAATTCTTATACCTTTAGAATTAGAACAACCATGACCCGTTGAGGCTTCTTGAATAATTTTAATATCCTTAAAATCTATAAATTCTCTTAATAATTTAAGTCCGTTCATATTTTTATCCTACCTTCTTGTTTCGGATTTTCTTTAACAGTTCTTCTTTCTGTTCCGAAACCCGACTAGTTACTTTTTCAACAATCTCTTCTTCGAGATTATTTTTCAATTCACGAAAATTTCCATCCTTAACGGATTTCACCAAACTTTCACCTGTTACTTTTGTAAATGACATATTAACTCCTGTGTTTATAATTATTTATATGTTAACGAAATACTGCAATTCTAAAGTTATCGTATGCAAAAGTAATTGTATGTATTTTAATATCAGAATCGGAATAAGAAAACTCACTTTGTTCCGATGTTAAAAAATAAAGTTCTTCAAATGTTAATTTATAATTTGGCTGAGTAAGAATTGTTAAAATAAATTGTAATGATTTTATTTCTTTTATTGTATTATAAATACCATCCTCATTTATTATACCTGCCTTTAAATTTTCGATAAATGATAAGATGGTTGACTCTTTATCTTCTTCCATTGTTACCCTTAAAAGATATGCACCATTCTCACCCCTATCAAGAACAGGAAATGTTTTTAAGATACCCGGACCATGATACTGACCTTCTTGTTTAAAGGTATGATTCTCATAACTAACAGAACGTATATGCCAAGGGTTTATATTTTCAAGTCCTTTATATATATTTCCAGTAGAAGTAAACTCTCCAATAAATCTAAAATTTGGAAGAATACTTTTATTATCTCTAAAACCTGCAAGGTTTATTTTTTCCACTATTAACCTTCTCCTGTGAAGTCAATTTCTTCTTCCGCTACTGGTTCCTCTGGTGGTGCTTCCGCTTCTGGTGCTTCCTCTCCACCCTCTAATGGTACTTCCGCTTCTGGTGCTTCCGCTTCTCCTTCTGGTGGTGCTTCTGGTTCTGGTTTTTCTATTTCCTCCTCTGCAACTTCTTTTTTAATGAGTTCTACATTCAAATCATACTCATCGTTTGTCATTCCCATAAAGTTCTTCATAACAAATTCTTTAGCGAAACGACCATCGGGTTTTTCTTTGCTTACAATATCATCAGAAATTTTCTGATAAATATCAAGTTTATCATTTGACGCTTCTCTATTTTTATATTCTTTGAAGAGATTGTTCTCAACCCATTTGATTACAAAATTTTCTTGTCTAAGATATTTTCTTTGTATTCCTTTTAACTTTAATTGCAAGAAAAGAATATCAAAGAAAACTTTTTCAAAACGAGTGCGAATACGAGTAATGAAGTTTGAGAATTTAACTTCTTCTCTTTGAATTTCTCCCATCTTACCTGCCGAGTAATTTACATTTTCTTCCCAACGAGATTTTGGAAGTTTTAAAGTTTTATAAAGTTTCTTCATAAAATATTCAAGGTCATTAATTTCACCTAGATTCATTCCACTCTGTAGAGTATCAACAGTCGAGCCACCTGTTTCGGTTTTTGCAAACCAAAAATCTTCAATCATAGATTGAACGTGTTGACTTGTTAAAATATTTCCATCGGTAGAATCATAACTTAAACGTTTTTTATATTTTTGAATAAGACCTTTAATATATTCTTCGGCTTTACCTTTTGGCATCTTACCAACATCAATGTTAAATACCCTTCTTTCGGGCGCACGAACCAGTCGATAAATTACAAGTGAATCCTCTATCTGCCTTAACATATTATAAGGTCTAATAGCAGGTTCTAAATAACCCCTTACATCCATTAAGTTTTTACCATAACTACCATAATTGATATAACTAACTTGGTTAGGTTCAAAACGAATTGAATGTTGTGGGTCAAAAGAAAAATCGTGTGTTGCAATATCGGTTTTCGTTTGTTGAAAACAACGAATAACATTACCTTCGTAAATAGGTATAATAGAATGAGGTGGTAAAATTTTTACACCGATAACTTTATCTTTAGCTTCGTTTAAAACAATTTCAAGAAATAGTTCTGCTTCGACCAACCACTTACGAAAGTAGTGCCAACCATTACTACTGAAATTTAAAACTGTTCCGAGAATATAATCAAATTCTTTTTTAATTTGGTTTTGAATATTAGGTGGTATTTTATCCTTATTAATATCAAGATTGACCATTGTACCATCACCATTGTCGATAACGGAATCATCACAAATACTATCTAAAGCATCGTTGACTTCTGGAAAGATAGCCATTGTTTTATAAAAAGAAACTCTTTCTCTCTTTGTTGCAAACCAATCATAAAAACTTATTGATGAAGAGAAGATATCTCCCGGAGATGGATAACCATAATAATTGGCTATATCCAATTCCTCTTGGGTCATACCAAGACCTTCTCGTTGTGTTGCTATTTCTGGCTGAGTAACTTTGTTTGAACGGAATACATCTGAAACACGATTCCATAAATTATTTAATTTCATAAGTTTTCTCTCCTTTAGAGTTTCCTGTATAAGTATTTATCATTTAATAAACGAAAGGTATTTTGCTAATATCTCTCCAGAGGTTGCACCCATTGTTGTGTTAACATCAAATCTAACTAATTCAATCCATTTACTTTCTGGAACTTCTCTAAATTTTCTCACCTTATTCATCGAGTATTGTTTCATACCAGAGTTAGAATCTTGAAACAATCTTTTAAGTGGTAAAAAATTTTTCTTCTTACCAGACTCGTCACCTGCATTGTTTCTCAAAAGTTCAATCCATTTTGTTCTGGCGAACACTGGTACGGAATGTAAATTAAATCCTGTGAAACTTTTCTCCCTTATATTTACAAACCAGACAAATGTTGCAGGTAAGAAATCATAAAACTTTACTTCCTTGACATTTTCTAAATTGTTAAAATCTTTTCCATAATTAAACAGATATTCAAAAATATAAATCTTTCCTATTTTCGGAAACCGTGGACTTGGTATTGGATAGTTGTTAATATTCTTAACATAAGAAATAACGGATTTATCTAACACCATTGGTTATACTTTCCATTATATCTTTTAAGGATTTATCCTTCTTCTTTTTCTTTTTCCTATCACCCTGTCTGGAAACCACTGGTCCCACTTTGTCAGCGAACTGAGCAATATCCGAAGTTGATGTTGTATAGTTCGCAGGTCCCATTATTGTGCTTGGTGGTCCAGCATCTTCCTCAATGGTTGCTTTGTAATTATGTTTCCTTAACCATGCCTTTGCAACTGCTTTTGTAAATTTTGTTTTGGCGAAACGAATAGATTGAAGAGAAGCCTTGTTATCTTTTATTCCCCAGACGGCATCGACACCTTCCCCAAATTTATTTTTATCATAACGATGTTTGGTAAAAAGTTTTGGGTCAATGATTCTTGCTGAGTAATAATTTGGATATGGCATTTTACCCCCTATGTTCCTTTAGCAAATCTTTCTCTTCCTTCTATCACTTTAATACCAATAGAAATAGAATTTTGTTTTACTTCTATTGGTGGTGGAGTTGGTTCAGGAGGAATAACAATATATTCATATGCACCCCTATCAGCAATAATATTCTGTGGTCTTGTTGTTCCAACAATGTCAATACTCAATGCTGTGGCAGGGTCGGCATTGGCTGAAATTGCAATGCTGTCAGTTGTCAATCTCATATTCCTAGAAGCGATTACTTGTGCTGAATCAGTATAATTTATTAAAGGAGTATCAACAAGATTTGGATTGCTACCACTAATTATATTAGGCCATGTTCCACCTGCACCAACTTGTGCTGAAATTTTAAATGGATATGTTGTATTATCACCATAATTAAAAAATGTATTATTTTTATGTTCTACATCTTTAGCATAAAATTTAAGTTCTCCGTTTCCTGTTTCTTTATAACTAACTATCAAACAATTATGAAATATTACTCGTTCTGCAAAAATATTGGCATCCTGTGTTTCATCTGAATTGTCTTCACAATTAAAAATTAAAGTACAATTTTTAAATACAGCATCAAGTCTTTCATAATCTTGGTCGTGAACGTGTAACCATAACCAAGGTTCACCCGAAACTTTATAATCAACAAGAATACAATTATCAACATTTAATGTTGTATAACCTTGTGAAATACTTATTTGAAAGAATGTATTTTTTAACTCGGGTCCTTCTTGAAATGTTAATTTTAAATTTTGAAAATTAATAATTCTGGTATCGGCTTCAAAATTTTCGTTGATAGTAATAAATCTTTGGTATAAAATA